GTTTTAGAATATGCTATAAAAATTAATAGATCTTTATTAATTATAGCTGATATTGACCAACAGGTTATGTCAGCCTTAGCAATGAATAAAATTAAAGGTAATATTAAAGTTAATGTAATTGATGCACCTACTTATGGCGTAAATAAAAAAGAAACTTTAGAAGACTTAGCTTTGCTTACTGGTTCCACTGTTATTAATGAAGATTTAGGTGATGACATAGATTTAATACAACCAGAACAACTTGGTGAGTGTTTAAAAAGTGTAAGTACACAAACAGAAACTATTTTGCACGTTGGAGAAAGCTCTGAGGAAATAAAAAAATTAATTGAAGATTTAAAGCAAAAACTTAAAACAGCTAAGCATGGCGCTATAATAGTTAACTATGAAAAAAGATTAGCTAGGTTATCAGGTAAAGTTGCTGTTGTAAAAGTTGGCGCTAATTCTGAAGTTGAATTAAAAGAAAAAAGAGATAGAGTCGAAGACGCTATATGTGCTACTAAAGCCGCTATAAAAGAAGGTATTGTCCCAGGTGGAGGTATTGCTCTTTTAAACGCTGCACAAAACATACTAGTAACTTCTGAAGGTGAAAAGGTTTTATTAGACGCTATTAAGGCGCCGTTTAAGACCATATTAGCAAATGCAGGTATAGAGAACTACAAAATACCTACAACAGAAGGAGAAGGGTTAAACGTTGTTACAGGAAATATGGTAAATATGATTAAGTCCGGAATTATAGATCCTTTACTGGTAACAAAAAGTGCATTAAGAAATGCGGCTTCTGTAGCTACTACTATTTTATCAACCGATTGTGTAATCAATAATCTTAGAGTTAATGAAAGCAATAGGTAGTAATTTAATAGTCAACATGACTAAGCAAGGGGTATCTGAAACAAAAGGTGGTCTATTCTTAGCAGAAAAACAAAGAGAGGATATAAGATATGCTGAAGGCATGATATTGTCAGCTGGAAGCAGTGTTATAGGAATCAAAAAAGGTGATGTTATTTATTTTGATAAAAATAATACTCATCAAATAGAAATAAAAAAAGAAATATATCAAGTAGTTAATATGGCACACGTAGTTGTTGTTATATGAGACTAGAAGCTAGCGATATTAAAGATTTAAATCTTTTAAAACATTATCGGATCATTAGAAAATGGGCCTGTAAAAATAATGAATTAAATGATGCAGATCTTGAATTATTAATTTATTTCGATTGCATGGATCTTTTTACAAGAGAAGATTTTAAAATCGGTACATATTCTTACAGTTGGGACAACAGACGCTGGAACAGATTACTTAAAGAAGGTTGGATAATCGTATGGAGAACACATAATCGTACAACTCAAAAGTATAATATCTATAAAGTTTCCTTTAAGTGTAAACAACTAATAAGTCGTATGTATCGTATTATGCTTGGTAAACAAGACATACCAACGTCTACAGCACGAAATAAAATAATGAAGGGTAAAAGTTACATAGATAAAGTAATGATTACATCCATAAACAACGTAAATAAAGATAAAAACCGATAATCATGGCAAAAAAAGAAATTAAAAAAGAAGAAGTAAAAGTATACTCTTCGATTGATAAAAAAATTGCAAAATTACAAAAACTAATAGACAAGCTTAAAGCTAAGAAATAATGGCAACAATAGATGATATAAGAAAAGATTTTAATAATCCCATGGAAATGATGGAAAACTCTGGAGACTTAATGGGTATGCCTAAATTAGATTTTGAAATAAAAAATAATTTTATTTCACCTATTGACCAACAAAAGATGAGTCCAAAGTTTGGTAGACAATTACAAAGAAATGGTAATATGATAGGAACAGAAACAGTTATTGAAGATGGTTCTTTGCAACCAGTTGAAAACTTAATTACTTCTGCGCCAAATATAATGGATGAACCTATATCTATTCCAGGGGAAGATATAAAAGAACTTATTTAAAAAAAAAATTATGGCAAAAAATCCAAATCAATTAGGAGCAAGTGCAATATGGGATGGACCCTTATCAGAGGCAGGAAGACCTTTGGTTAAAGGTAATTCTAGATCAGGCAGCAATTGTATGCAAATACTAAAAGCACCAACACCTTATAGTCCGGGACCTGTTACTATGAAAACTTATAAAAGCCAAATGAGTATTGGTATTGCAGGTTTAAGCTCGATGAAGTAAAAACTCACTAAAATGAGTGATAGAATAAGTGAACACGTATCATTTAAGGAAGGGATTAAATCTCACACGGCCACCAGGTTAAGTATTGACAATATACCTCGTGATTTAGATTTAATTAACATGAAAACTATTGCTGAAAAAGTGTTTGAACCATTACGTAAATTTGTTGGTGGTCCAATCGCTATTAATAGTTTCTATCGCTCACCCAAATTGAATTCTGCTATTGGCGGAAGTACAACCTCTCAACACTGTATAGGTTGTGCAATTGACATAGATGATAACTATGGTTATAAAACTAATGAAGAAATGTATCATTATATACAAGAAAACTTAGATTATGATCAAATGATATGGGAGTTTGGTAACTTAGATAATCCTGATTGGGTGCACGTAAGTTATATTTCAGAAGATGCAAACAGAAGAAGATGCTTAAGAGCTTATAAAAAAAATGATAAAACTAGATATGAATTAATATAATGGCTTATCAACAAAATCATAATCCTTTTTCACCGATTACAAAAGGAGGTCTATGGGCTAACATGCACGCTAAAAGAGCTAGAGGCGAAAGCCCTGCTCAACCGGGTGATAAAGATTATCCCACTGATAAAGCCTTACAAGATTCTCAGTCACCTAGTAAAAGAATAAGAAAAACTACTACAGGAAAAGGTAGAAACTTTAGAAAAGCTAAAGAAGGTGCGGGTATGACTGAAAAAGGGGTTCGTGCTTATAAAAAAGCTAATCCAGGTAGTAAACTAAAAACAGCTGTTACTGGCAAAGTAAAAGCTGGTAGCAAAGATGCTAAAAGAAGAAAATCATTTTGCGCTAGATCAAAGGGATGGAAAGGTGAAAGAGGTAGAGCTGCTAGGCGAAGATGGAAATGTTAAAATAAAAAAAAAAAATAAAACATTATGATAAGAAATTATTACACAGAAGCATACAAAGGAGGTATTGTACCAGCGATAAGTGCTACAAACTTAATTGACGGTAGAACTAAAATAATACAAAGCATACCTAGTGGAAATCACAACGCTATGGCGGCAACTTCTCGAGTTGTTGTTTTAACTGCTGTTGTTCTAGGAATAGAAAGAAATATGTTCGCTACAGCTCCGGCTGGTGGTGGTCAATTGGCTTGGACTATTAACGATGCTATGTTAGTTGAATCTGTAGTTTATAGTGCAACTACAACAACAATAACGTTTACCACTGCCAAAGCTATAGCTGCAAATACAGTTATAACTTTCTTTTCAGTTAATCAAAGCTCATGGAATGAGTATAATTTATTTATAGGTTCCTCTCCGGCTTCTTTTTCAGGTAGTGGCGGTGGTGTTGTAACTACAGCCATCTCTAATACAGCTGGAGCTGGTCAAGCAATTTTAACTTGGAAGCAACCAATTGTTTTAGGTATATTAGTTGCCGGTATGTTAGTGTATGACGACGGTGTTTTAATTGGTACTATTTCAACCATAGACAGTACGCTTGCTGTAACACTAACATCTAATATAGTTGGTGGAGTTGTAGATTTATCTAAGATAACATTTGTATATCCTGCAGCTGCTAGTGTATCTGTTTTAACAGCGTCTAACCAAACAATGACATTTGTTAATCCTGCTGAAGGATTTGTGTTACCAGTATCGGTAGTTCAAGTAACTGCTGTAGCAAATGGATTAACTAACTTAATAGCTTTAGATTAATGTTATCGCCACTATTAAAAAAGTTTCCTGAAATAAAGGATAAAAATAAAGGAAAGTTTACTGCATGGGCTAAAAAACGAGGTATGTCAGCTTGTTCAGCCGCTAGTATGGTAATGAAATCAAAAAACAAATATTCATCAGCTGTTGTTAAGATGGCTAACTATGCCAAAAACTTTGGCTGCAAATCAAAAAAATAAAAAACAAACAAATTAAAAATTATTATTATGGGAAAAGGTACAGGTATAAAAGACACACCAGGAATTCACGGCTTACCTAATGCAGGTAAAATGCAAGGAGGTGGAGTAAATTTAGCACCAAAAATGATGGACGAATCGCAAAAAAAAGTTTCGGCTGGAGCTTACAATAGTTTTGGTCAAGCTAAAGTTATTTCAGGAGGTCATCCAAAAGGAGGCTTTATGCATAAATCAAAAAGTAGCATGCCAAAAGTTCAAGGATATGACGATAGAGAAGATGAATCTTTAGGTATGGAAGATGGTAAAGAATCTACAAAATCTCAATCTATGAAAGATCGTAGAGACGAAAGAGAAGGAGACAATAAAGCTCAAGATAAAGATCCTGATGGTCTTACTAGATATGGTAAAAAAAAAAGCGTAGCTAAATCTGAAAAATTAAAAATGGTTAAAAAAGATGGAAAAATGGTTCCATTTTATGCTGCAGATGGTATAGGAGACATGTAGTAAAATAAAGTAAACCAAATAATACCATTAAAATAGTATACCAATAAAAAACAAATTAACAAACAAAAAAAATTATTATGAGTTATTTAGAAATTCCAATTACGGCCGTAAACGGTCAGACAAAGTACGTTGTCGCAAAAGATGACATTATGCTAGTAAGACAAGGTGATGGTACTTTGCCAACTGCAGCTGGAGGTACAGTAGGTACAACTGTAACAATCTTTTTAAAAGGATTTAATCCAGCACTTGAAGCGGTTACATTTACTCACACGGTATTATCTGCAGCAACTATTGCGGCTGGATACAATGTGGCTGATGCTATTAGTGAAGCTATTGCTAGTAATCCAGGAGGTATTATTGCTAAAGTTGGTGGTATTCCAGCTACAATTAGCGCGACAGGGCAAGCTTTAACTTTTGTACAGTTTAGTGCACCAGTAATATCGTAACATGAAACCAGGCTTAGGTGACAGAATAGAGTCTTTTACTAAAGTAACTGGTATCAAGAAAATCGTTGACACAGTATCACGGGGTTTAAACATACCCTGTGGCTGTGAACAGCGTAAAAACTACTTAAACAAAATGTTTCCTGGAAAATGAGTTTTAAATTAAAACCACCTTTTAAAAAAAATCCTACACCAATAGTTAACATGCCATTAGGCGATGACATTATGGGTAGAGCTGATAAAAGAGGTACTATTTTAATAAACCAGGATATGACACATCAAGAGGATATAGTAGACACTATTAATCACGAAGAGGTTCATATAAAACAATTAGCTTCTGGAGAGTTAGATTACGATGAAGATAACGTTTACTTTAAAGGTAAAACATATCCTAGATCTACATTTAACGAAGCAAATAAAAAATTACCGTGGGAAGCACCCGCGTATAAAGCAGGATAATTATGTCTAAACCAAAAAAGAAATTTAAAGACACTAAAGTCGGTAAGTTCTTACTAGGTAAATCAGGTGTTATAGATGTGATTAGTAATATATTGCCTGATCAAGGTGTGCTAAGTATGGTTAAAAATCTTATAGATAAAGATCCAGACTTACCACCGCAGGACAAAGAAACAGCTCTTATGTTGTTAGAGCAAGATATGATTGAGCTTCAAGAAATATCAAAAAGATGGGAGTCAGACATGAAATCAGATTCATGGCTCAGTAAAAATACAAGGCCGATGGCTTTAATCTTTTTGACTTTATCTCTTGTAGTTTTTATCTTATTAGATGGATTTAATACTTCATTCGGTATAGACGGCGAATGGATTAACCTATTAAAATCATTATTAATAACTGTCTATGTAGCGTATTTTGGCTCAAGAGGAGTTGAAAAATTTAAAACAATAAGTAACAATTAAATTAAATTAAGATGAGTGAAGCAAAACAAATGATTACCGAAGACCAATTAAAGAAAATTCAAGAATTTCAAAAGGAATTAAACAAGCACCTAAATGAAGTTGGATTTTTAGAAGCCCAAAAAACCGCAATATTGGGCAAGTTCCAAGAAATCAACAAGGAAACTGAAGCTTTCAAAAAGGAACTTGAAGGTGAATATGGATCAATCAACATTAACTTGGAAGATGGATCATTCTCACTTATTGAAAAGAAAGAAGATAAGAAATAATGTCCTCTATAATTAGAAAGATAAGTATTGGTTCTGATTACAAAACTGATGCTATGCACTACTCGATAGGGCAGTCAGTATACGGTGGTCACACAATATCACATATACTTTCTGATAAAGAAGACAAGTCTTATAATATTTTCATCAAAAAACAAGACGAGGTATTGCCGTGGAAGAAGTTTAATTCTAACATGGCAATATCAGTTGAGTATGACTTAGAATATTAGTGAAAAGTTTATTTGATTTTATCGTTGAGCCTGTTGGCCAGCGATATTCTAATAAAGTAAAAGTAGGTGACAAAAGCCTTATAATTAACACGCAATTAGAAACATTTAAGTCTGTTAATAATATAGCTAAAGTTATTGAAATACCACTGTCTCATAAAACACCAATTAAAGTAGGTGATTTAGTTATGATCCATCACAATGTATTTAGAAGATGGTATAATATGAGAGGAGAGGAAAAAAACAGTAAGTCTTATTTTAAGGACAATAAATATTTTGTTCAACTAGATCAAGTATATTTATACAAAAAAGAAGACAAATGGAAAGCTTTTAACAACAGATGTTTTATAGCTCCATTAAAAGACACGGATGAGGTACACAACTGGCAAGAACAAAACCTTATTGGCATATTAAAATATGGTAATAGCTTCTTAGAAGCGCTAGGAATCAATGAAGGACAGCTTGTGGGTTACAAACCAGGTGGTGAATATGACTTTGTCGTTGAAGGCAAACGTCTATATTGTATGAAATCTAATGATATTGTTATAAAGTATGAACGTCAAGGAAACGAAGTTGAGCATAATCCAAGCTGGGCACAAAGCAGTTGAAGAACTAATTAAAGTTGCCAAAGAAGCTATTGTTGATTCGGATGATGACATATCCGCTGATCGTTTAAAAAACGCAGCAGCTACAAAAAAACTTGCTATATTTGATGCTTTTGAAATACTGAATCGTATTGAAGAAGAAAGCAATATTATAGAAAACAAACCTACAGAAAAACAGGAAAACACATTTAGTGGTTTTGCTGAAAAAAGATCTAAATAATGTATCAACAAACATTATATAAGATTATAGAGCCTATTAAACCTCATGTCATTAAAAGACTTAATAAGTCTAAGAAATGGAAGTATGGTTACAATAAAGAATACGATATCATAGTAATAAGCAGAACCGGTCAAATCGGTGAAATCTATGAAATACAAAACCTTGTAATAGCTTTACCACTAGAAGACAACTCTTATAAAAGATCTAAAAAAGTATTAGAACAATACTGGGAAGTGTTTACACCAAGAAAAGAACTTAAGCAAATCAAAACTATATTTGATTGGAAAGCTTATCCTGTAAAATTTAAAGAACAACTACACGATTACATTGATGAAGAATTTAGAAGAAGAGACGAAGGTTTCTGGTTTTATAATAAAGGTGTTCCTACCTATATTACTGGTACTCACTACATGTATTTGCAATGGTCAAAGATTGATGTTGGGCAAGCAGATTTTAGGGAAGCAAACAGATTATTCTTTATATTCTGGGAAGCTTGTAAGTCCGATATACGATCATACGGCATGTGCTATCTTAAAAACAGAAGGAGTGGATTCTCTTTCATGGCATCGGGCGAAACTGTTAACATGGCCACGATATCAAGCGATGCTAGATTTGGCGTGTTGTCAAAGTCAGGGGCTGATGCTAAAAAAATGTTTACAGATAAGATCGTTCCCATATCAGTCAACTATCCTTTTTTCTTTAAACCTATCCAAGATGGTATGGATAGACCAAAAACAGAACTTGCTTACAGAGTTCCGGCTTCAAGATTTACTAGAAAAAAACTTGATAGTAACGAACAGATTGAACAAATTGTTGGACTAGATACAACTATTGACTGGAAAAACACAGGAGATAACTCTTATGACGGAGAGAAACTTGCACTACTTGTACATGATGAAGCAGGTAAATGGGAAAAGCCAGAAAACATTCTTAACAACTGGCGAGTTACAAAAACAACATTAAGATTAGGTAGTAGAATTATAGGTAAGTGTATGATGGGATCAACATCAAATGCTTTAGATAAAGGAGGTCGAAACTACAAAAAAATATACGATGACTCAAATGTCAGTAAAAGAAACCGCAATGGACAGACTCGCTCAGGATTATATAGCTTGTTTATACCTATGGAATGGAACTACGAAGGATACATTGATTCTTATGGATACCCTGTCTTTGAAACTCCAAAATCCAAAACGCATGGAGTTGATGGTCAAAAGATTGAAATTGGCGTCATTGAACACTGGGAGAATGAAGTAGATGGTCTTAAGGAAGACCCTGATGGACTTAACGAATTATATAGACAGTTTCCGCGTACAGAAAAACACGCGTTCAGAGATGAAACAAAACAATCTTTATTTAATCTAACTAAAATCTACGAACAGATAGATTACAATGAAGATTTAAAACATTCGAACATTATTAGTCAAGGTAATTTTCAATGGGAAGACGGTATTAAAGACACAAGCGTTATGTTTATTCCAAACAAACATGGAAGATTTATAGTTTCATGGGTGCCTAATATAAATCAACAAAATAGAATAATAATAAAAAATGGAAACAAGCATCCTGGTAATGAACACATGGGAGCTTTTGGTTGTGATTCATATGATATATCTGGAACAGTTGATGGTAGAGGATCAAAAGGATCTTTGCATGGTTTGACTAAATTCAGCATGGAAGATGCGCCTGCTAATTTATTCTTTTTAGAATATATATCTAGACCACCAACTGCCGAAATATTTTTTGAAGATGTACTTATGGCTTGTGTTTTTTATGGAATGCCAATACTTGCTGAAAATAATAAGCCAAGACTTTTATATCATTTTAAAAGAAGAGGTTATAGAAAGTTTGCAATGAACAGACCAGATAAAACAATACATAAACTGTCTATTACAGAAAAAGAAATAGGTGGAATACCTAATTCAAGTCAAGATATAAAACAAGCTCATGCCGCCGCAATAGAAGCTTATATTGAAAATTTTGTAGGTTACAACAATGAACAATATGGTACAATGTATTTTCAAAGAACATTAGAAGACTGGGCGGCTTTTAATATAAATGATAGAACCAAGCACGATGCTTCGATAAGTTCTGGGTTAGCTATCATGGCATGCAATAAAAATAAATATAGACCAAATCCTGAGGTTATTAAAGAACCTGTTAATTTAACATTTTCTAAATACGATAATAGAGGCGGTACATCAAAAATAATTAATAGATGAAATTAAACACTGGTATTAATAGTGCATTTCCTAGTCAGATGGTATCTGAAGAGGAAAAGAAAACTTTAGAGTATGGTTTGCTAGTTGGGCAAGCTATTGAATACGAGTGGTTTAGAGGAGGAAGAGTAAATGGAAGCAGGTGGAATACAGGTTATCAAAATTTCCATAACTTAAGATTATACGCTCGTGGCGAGCAAAGTGTTCAAAAATATAAAGACGAATTATCTATTAATGGTGATTTGTCTTATTTAAATTTAGACTGGAAGCCAGTACCTATTATACCTAAGTTTGTAGATATAGTTGTTAACGGTATAGCATCAAAAGATTATGAGATAAATGCTTATGCTCAAGATCCTTTTTCACAACAATTAAGAACAAAATATGCAGCTGACATTATGAGAGATATGGCAGCAAAACCTTTTTTAAATGAAATAAAAAACAAAATTGGTGCTGATTTATTTGCAACAGCTAATCCAGAAGAGTTACCAGAAACTAAAGAAGAACTAGAAGTTCACATGCAATTAAACTACAAACAGTCAGTTGAAATAGCAGAAGAAGAATTAATTGATAATGTTTTAGCTTTTAATAAATATGATTTAACTAAAAAACGTGTTGTTGAAGATGTCGTGACAATAGGTATTGGAGCTTTAAAAACTTCTTTTAATAAATCAGAAGGAGTTGTTGTTGATTATGTAGATCCTGCTAATTTAGTTTATTCATATACTAATGATCCTAATTTTGAAGATATTTATTACGTAGGAGAAATAAAGTCTATGACTTTGGCAGAAATAAAAAAGAAATTTCCATATCTTACAGACGGAGAAATGGAACAAATGGTTAGATACCCTGGGCGTGATGGTTATATAGCTAATCCTAATTATGATAATGATTTAGTTCAAATATTATTTTTTGAATATAAGACATTTATAGATCAAGTTTTTAAAATTAAAAAAACTGATACTGGTTTAGAAAAAACATTAGAAAAACCTGATACATTTAATCCTCCTGAAAGCGATAACTTTGAAAGAGTTTCAAGAAGTATAGAAGTTTTGTTTAGTGGAGCTAAAGTAATGGGTGTTCCACAAATGCTTGAGTGGAAAATGGCTGAAAATATGACAAGACCTAAAAGTGATTTAACTAAGGTTAATATGAATTATGTTATGTGTGCTCCTAATTTATATCAAGGTCGTATAGAGTCATTGGTTAGTAGGTGTACAAGTTTTGCTGACATGATACAACTTACATCTTTAAAATTACAACAAGTAATACAGCGTATGGTTCCAGATGGTGTGTTTGTTGATGTTGATGGTTTGGCAGAGGTTGATCTAGGTAATGGTACTAATTATAATCCACAAGAAGCTTTAAACATGTATTTCCAAACTGGTAGTATAGTTGGTAGAAGTTTAACGCAAGACGGTGATCCTAATAGAGGTAAAGTGCCTATTCAAGAATTACAATCATCTAGTGCTAATGGCAAAATACAGTCATTAGTAAGCACTTATCAGTATTACTTACAGATGATAAGAGATGTAACAGGTCTTAATGAAGCAAGAGATGGTAGTCAACCTGATCCTAACGCTTTGGTTGGTTTGCAAAAAATGGCTGCCAATGCATCTAATATTGCTACAAAACATATATTAGACGCCAGTTTATATTTAACCCTTAGAGCTTGTGAAAATATATCTTTAAGAGTGGCTGATATGTTAGATTTTTCTTTAACAAATAATGCATTAAAATCTAGTATTGGTAAATTTAATGTAGCAACATTAAAAGAAATAGAAGATCTTCATTTATATGATTTTGGTTTATATTTAAATTTAGAACCAGACGATGAAGAAAAAGCTATGATAGAACAAAATATTCAAATGGCTTTACAACAAAATCAAATATATCTTGAAGACGCTATTGATATTAGAGAAATTAGAAATACATCTTTAGCTAATCAAGTTTTAAAGTTTAGAAGAATACAAAAACAAAAACAAGATCAAGCTGCACAACAACAACAAATACAAGCACAAGGTGAAGCTAATGCTAAAGCAGCAGAGCAAGCTGCTATGAGCGAAGTTGAAAAACAACAAGCTTTAGCTCAAACTGAAATACAAATTGAACAAGCTAAATCTCAATTTGAAATACAAAGGATGGAACAAGAAGCTTTGATTAAAAAACAATTAATGGCAGAAGAGTTTCAATATTCTTTACAATTGGCTCAAGCGAATAATGCTAGAGTTGGTGAAAAAGAACAGTTTATTGAAGATCGTAAAGATAAAAGAACTAAAATTCAAGCAACTCAGCAAAGCGAACTTATAAGTCAAAGACAAAATGATGGTTTACCTAAAGATTTTGAATCTTCTGGTAATGATACATTAGGAAATTTTGGCGCTGAACAGTTTGCACCACAATAAACTATTTATTAATTTTTATTATATTATATTATGTCAGAACAAGTAAAAGAAGAAGGCACGTTTAAAATTAAACGTAAGCCAAAACAATTGGTAAAAGACGATATTATTAAAGTCGATTTATCAAAACCTAAAACAGAAACAGATGCCATTCCAGTCGGAGAAACAGAGAAAGTGGTTGTGGGCAAACAAACCGGAGATAGCCCTGAAGTGGACAAACGAGTACCAGAGCCCAGCCCGGTTTCTGAAATTAAAGAAGAAACCAAACCTATTGAAGAAAAAATAGAAGAAGAAATAGAACAGATAGGTGAAAAAATTGAAGAAAGAGTTATTGCTCCAACTCCTGAAGAGGCAAGGGAAGTAGCTAAATTACCAGAAAACATTGAAAAAGTCGTAGACTTTATGAAACAAACTGGTGGTACATTAGAAGATTACGTTAGATTAAATGCTGACTATTCTAATGTAGATAACGATACTTTGTTAAGAGAGTATTACAAACAAGCTAAGTCACACTTAGATTCAGAAGAAATTAATTTCATGATTGAAGATAATTTTTCTTTTGATGAAGAAGTGGATGAAGAGCGTGAGATTCGTAAAAAGAAACTTGCGTATAAAGAAGAGGTTGCTAAAGCCAAAGGTCATTTAGAAGGTTTAAAAAGTCAATATTACGAGGAAATCAAGTTGAGACCTGGTACGACACAAGACCAACAAAAGGCTACAGACTTTTTCAACCGTTACAATGAGGAGCAAAGCACAGCTCAACAACAGCATGAAAGTTTTAAATCTAATACTAAAAAATATTTTTCTGAAGAATTCAAAGGTTTTGATTTTACTGTAGGAGAAAAAAAGTTTAGATATGGGGTTAAAAATCCAAGTGAAGTTGCAACTAAACAATCTAATATTACAAACACAATTAAGAAGTTCTTAGATGATAAAGGTAATGTAAATGATGTTAAAGGTTATCACAAAGCTATGTATGCCGCTGAAAACGTTGATTCTATTGCAAAACATTTTTATGAGCAAGGTAAATCCGATGCTACTAAAGATCTTGTTGCAAAATCTAAAAACATATCTGATGATGTTAGGCCTTCGCCTAATGGAGACGTATTTGTTAATGGATTAAAAGTTAAAGCTATCAGTGGTCTTGATTCTTCGAAACTGAAGATTAAAACAAGAAAATTTAACTAAAAACAAAACAATTAATTATGGGACAAATTACCCCTGTGTTTGGAAGTATAGTACCTTCTCAAACTCAATTAGCACTCCAAAGCAATTACCTAGCGTTTAATGCTGGTGGTGCAAATGCAAATGATTTTGCACAACAATACTTACCTGAAGTTTATGAAGCTGAGGTAGAGAGATACGGAAATAGAACTTTAAACGGTTTTCTACGTATGGTTGGCGCTGAAATGCCAATGACATCTGATCAAGTAATTTGGTCGGAACAAAATAGATTACATGTGTCTTACAACAATGTGAATCAAACTGGTGGTGCAGGTGTTGCACAACTAGAATTTGTTTTAGGTGGAACTCCAGTCGTATCAAATGCTATTTTTCCAAATGATACTATTGTAGTAATGAATCCTACTACAGGTGTTACACTTAAAGGTGTGGTATCTACTAGCTTACCAGCTGGTATAGGGCAAAGAGTTATTGCTTATCCTTTTACTGCTCAAAACTGGGATGCTTTAGGAGTTGGAGCTACAAACCTTAAAATGTTTGTATATGGTTCTATTTTTGCTAAAGGATCTGCTGGACCTGTAAATAATGGACTAGCCATTGGATCTTATAAATCTATACAACCTTCATTCACTCAATTTTCTAATCAACCAATTATCATAAAAGATTCATTTGAAATAAATGGTTCTGATATGGCTCAAATCGGTTGGGTAGAAGTTGCTACAGAAGATGGTACATCAGGATACTTATGGTATCTAAAGTCTGAGTCTGAAACGAGACTAAGATTTGATGACTATTTAGAAATGGCAATGGTAGAAGGTGAATTAGCTACTGGAGCTGGTGGACAAAGTTTCCAAGCTCAACAAGCACAGGTTCAAGGATTTAGCGGTGCATTTAACGCTGCTGGTTCTATCAATGCTTATGGATCTCAAGGTCTTTTCTCTGCTATTCAAGCAAGAGGTAATGTGATGGCTGGCTTCTCTGGAGGTACAGGTATTTCTGACTTTGATCAAGTACTTAAAAATCTTGATACTCAAGGAGCTATCGAAGAAAATATGCTTTTCTTAAATAGAGGACTTGATTTAGATTTTGATGATATGCTAGGGCAAATTTCTTCTGGACAAGCTGGAGGTACTGCTTATGGTTTATTTGAAAACTCTGAAGACATGGCGCTTAATTTAGGTTTTTCTGGATTTAGAAGAGGTTCTTATGACTTCTACAAAACTAGCTGGAAATACTTAAACGACGCTTCTACAAGAGGTGCTGTTGCTGTAAGTAATATTGAAGGTGTATTAATACCTGCTGGAACGTCAACTGTTTATGACCAACAATTAGGTACTAACATAAGAAGACCATTCTTACACGTTAGATATAGAGCTTCACAAACAGAAGACAGAAGATACAAAAACTGGATCACAGGATCTGCTGGTGGTGCTTACACTACTAACTTAGATGCTATGCAAGTTAACTGGTTATCTGAAAGATGTTTGGTTACTCAAGCTGCGAATAATTTCGTATTATTCCAAAACTAAGATTGCTGTAGTAGTTACCCTCGTTGAACTGACGGGGGTAATTATTACTCTTATTAATTATATTATATTATATTATGTCAAAGACAAAAGAAATACAAGCCCCTAAATGGGAGATAAAAGATAGAAGATACTATCTATTACAAGATAAAGAACCGTTAACATATACTTTAAATTCTAGAAACTCAGGTAGACATTCACTACTATGGTTTGATGAAAAAACAGGAGAGCAAAGAGAATTAAGATATGCTACGAATCAAAACTCACCTTTTGTACAAGATCAAAAAGGAGAAGTAACACTAGGACACATTATATTTGAAGATGGAGTTTTAGCTGTACCAAAACAAAAACAAAACTTACAAAAACTATTATCATTATATCATCCTAGAAAAGACACTGTTTATTCTGAATGGCAAGCAGAAGTTGTTGCAGAAGATGAACTTGATATTATTAATATTGAGTTAGACGCAATGATTGCGGCTAAAGAAATGGATATAGATCATGCTGAAGCTGTTTTAAGAGTAGAAAAAGGATCAGCTGTTTCTAATTTAAGTTCTAAAGAGCTTAGAAGAGATTTACTTATTATGGCTAGATCAAATCCAAATGCTTTCTTAGCTATTGCTTCTGATGAAAACGTAGGTTTAAGAAATATAGGTATTAGAGCTGTAGAACAAAACGTTATAAAAATAGCTCAAGACCAAAGAACTTTTCACTGGGGATCTAATGATAGAAAACTAATGACAGTTCCTTTTGATGAAAACCCTTATTCAGCTTTAGCCTCATGGTTTAAAACTGATGAAGGCGTAGAAGTCTTTAAAACAATTAAGAAAAAGTTACAATAACATGTGACTATAATTATAGTGAAGGGTCACTTGAAAACGTGGCCCTGTCATTATTAACTAAAATATTAAAATGGCAATAAACGTAAATACTGTATATCAAACCGTTTTATTAATACTAAATAAAGAACAGAGAGGTTATTTAACACCTGTTGAGTTTAATAAAATAGGTGCGCAAGCTCAATTAGAAATATTTGAAAATTATTTTGATAGTTTAAATCAGCAAATACGTATTCCACAAACAAACGAAGATTATGCAGATAGAATTGTTAATCTGGATGAAAAAATATCTATATTTAAAACTTCAGGCGCTGCGTCTTACGTAAATGGAGTTTTTAATCTTCCTACCACAAGTGGAGCAACTACATTAACTCAAAACTTTGTTGTTCCACCTAATAACTCACCATCTCCTATTTCCTACACTATATCTAACATTACAGCTGCTCAATTGTCTCAAGGGACACCTGTTGTAGCTGTTAACGGCATTACAAGATCAACAGATTTTAATATTATAGGAAATACATTAACTTTTACAAACAATTCACAACCGTTACCATCTTGGTCAAACACAGCTACTCAATTAATTGCTGTTAATGCTGCAACCACAAACAGCACTAATTTTGTTTTGTCTAACGCAAGCGGAGTCGCGGCATCTAGCTTAATGATTGGCGCTATTGTTTCAGGAGGAGGAACTGTAGGTGCTCCTACTATAACAGCTAAATCAAACGCTCCAGGCCCTTATAACACTAGCGTAAGCAGTATCCAAAACTATGCAGCCGGAGCTTTATTAAATATTACAAACAATATTACTGTTCAAACTACTGAGCAAGATTTTTATAGATTGGGAACCGTTAGATATGGGGCTGGTGGTAATATACCAATTCACGAATTACAAAGAGTTACGAGATCTGAATTATATCATTTTTTAAGCTCTAATTTAACAAAGCCTACAACCACGTATCCTATATATACTTACGAAAACAATCAATTAACTATATATCCTACTGAAATACAATCAGGTATTAATGTAGATTATATAAGAAAACCAACACCTCCAAAATGGAATTTTACAAGTAGCGCTGCTACTAATTATACGTATATTTATGATTCTAGTAATTCTATAAATTTTGAACTGCATCCCGCGGATCAAACAGAGTTAATATTAAAAACATTATTATATGCAGGTGTTGTAATTGAAGATCCAGCAGTAATACAAGTTGCAGCGCAACAAGTTTCTCAAGAAAATATAAATCAACAAAGATAATAAAATATGTCTACACCAAACGGAGGTTTAATAAATGAAACCAATGCTCAATATTACGCGGGATCGCAGCAATTTTACATATCAACTAGTGGCACGGGTAAAACTTTTACATCTACTTTTGATACAAACTTAATATTTGGTAATTCTGACCCCGCAACTAATGGTTATAATTTAAATAATTTTAAGGTTTTTACAAGTCCTGATGCATCGACTTGGAGTGAGTTATCACCTATTAAATCACAAGTCACTGGTGTTGTTGAAAATGCTACTAGCACACCCTCTCTTCTTGTAGATTTAGTATCTCTTGATAACAATATTCAAATTGATATGGTAGTTGCAGGTGCTGGAATAAGTGTAGGAACAAAAGTTGCAAGCATAAACACTACTCAACCTATTACTGGAACAGTTTTTGTTCCTGATGCTATATCGCTATCGGTAAATCTTCCAAATCAAACAGGAGTTGTATTCAATTACACTACATTTAATGCAGCTATTACAATTAACAATTATATAATAACAGGTGGTAATATTCCAGTTTTTACAAACAATACAACCATTGCGTGGTTTGTAGGAGCTAACGTGGTCAATGGACTACTTGGAATATTAACTAGATCAACCGTCAATGGAAATACCCCAACTCAACCAGATATTGCATTTGAGGCTGGACAAGTTTTAACAGCTAATCCATACAGCCCCTTCCAAACGAGCGTCATAAGATTAGATCTTAATAATAATATTTTACCTGGCATGAGAGTTTCTGGCAGCACAAGTAATGCTTTTGGAACAGGTAAAATTGCTTTATCCGCAGGAGTTACAGTAAGATCTAATACGGAAGCTGCAGGAAAAAGCGTTATAGTTCTTGAAACCGGTGCAAATACACCTGGTGCTGGAACTCTATACACTTTTGCAACAACGCCTTGGAATGGTGACACGTTACTGTTTAGCTCTCAAGAAATAACATTAAGCCAAGCAGCTACAGTTGTAAACGGAACAACGTTAAGTTTTAGAAATATAGCTCCTTTTACTGAATCAAATAACGTTGTAACAGTTAATACAATTTTAGCCGCACAATCATATTTAAAGATTCAAATGAATGAATCTACTCTAGATGATATACACGGAAGTTATGAGTACACTAGGCTTCACGATGTTATTGATAATTTTATGATAGCTTATATTGGTGCAGGTAAATTAATAACTAGTGCTAAAAGAACAGATATAATATTTCACGCTAGAAGAGGTTTACAAGAATTTAGCTATGATACATTAAAAAGTTCAAGATCCCAAGAATTAGAGGTTCCTAGTAGTTTAAGCGTTATAATACCACAAGATTACGTAAATTATGTTAAACTGTCTTGGGCAGATGAGCAAGGTGTTTTGCATATTATATATCCAACAAATAATTTAAACCAAAGTCCTTATGAAACTTTAGCTCAAGACGACTTAGGTAATCCAATACAGGATAGTAATTTTATAAATACCCAAACGCCTTCTCAAATAAATGCAGCTTGGGAAGCTACAAATCCAAGACAAATTAGTGGTGCTTTTATTAACAACTTAAATAATGCGAATGCAGTTTTTGATCAAAGCGTTTATGACGGAGCATTAGGTCAAAGATATGGTTTAGAACCACAAGTTAGTCAAAAAAATGGTTGGTTTAAAATTGATGAATCCAAAGGGACTTTTAATTTTTCAAGCAATTTAAAAAATAAAATTATTTTAGTAGAATATATATCAGATGGTAATGCTTACGATCTTGATGCAAGAATTCCTAAGCTTGCTGAAGAAGCTTTGTATTCTTATATAATTTATGCTATGCTTTCTGTTAGTAGGGGAATTCAAGAATACATAGTAAAAAGATTTCAAAAAGAAAAAAGTGCTAAATTAAGAAATGCTAAAATAAGATTATCTAATCTTAAACTTGATCAAATAATTCAAGTTATGAGAGGCAAATCTAAATGGATTAAATAACAAACATGGCAGAAATTAAGAATACTTTTCTAAGATCCAAAATGAATAAAGACTTGGATAATAGACTTATACCTAATGGTGAGTATAGAGATGCAGAAAACATATCTGTAGGTAAATCTGAAGCTAATAACATAGGGTCATTAGAAAACGTTCTAGGTAACGCTCTTTTATCAAATGGAACAGCTGTAACAGCTGGAAACATAATTGGAACATATAATGATGAACCTAATGAACTTATATATGCTTTTTTTACCGACAATATATCTGTTGAGAATTTAATTAGTACTTCTGTAAATCATTATATTGTAGTTATAAAAGCTGATGGATCAAATTTTAATAGCGGAAACCCATGGAATATTTTAGTGGAAGGAAAGTTTTTAAACTTTTCTACAAGTTTTCCTGTTGTTGGTATTAATTTAATAGAAGATTTATTGTTTTTTACTGACAATAGAAATCAACCAAGAGTTATAAATGTAACCAATAGTTTAGGTTATTACACTCAAGAATCTGATATTTCTGTAGCTAAGTTTAGTCCATTTGAGCCTATTCAATTAATTAAACACGTTCAAACCACTTCTACAACAACTCAAACTAGTTCTGTGGTCGCTGTTGCTAATGCTACTGGAATTGAAATAGGTATGACTTTGATAAGCACTAATTCAGCTGGAGACGCGATAATAGAAGCTAATCAGTATGTTTTTGTAACCGCAATAAATTCTTTACTAATAACATTGTCATCTCAAAAAGCTTTTACGACTGGAGATTTATTGTATTTTGCAATAACAACTATGACCAATGAAAAAAGCAATGCAAATTGGCCTGGTGATCCTAATTTTTTATTGGATAAATTTGTAAGATTTAGCTATAGATATAGATATAGTGATGGAGAATATTCTACATTTGCACCTTTCACTCAACCTGCTTACATACCTAGTCAAAAAGGATATTTTTTAAATGAAAATGAAGAAAATGCTTATAGAAGTACAATCATTAATTGGATGGAAAATAGCGTTCAAAATATTGAATTACTTATACCTTTACCAGATGTAGGTAGTAAAATTGGAGGTGAAAATGATAAAACTTATAAAATTATTGAAATTGATATTTTATATAAAGAGTCTGATGCTTTAGTTGCTAAAGTTTTAGAAACTATAAATTCAACACGTATACTAACTAGCTCTACTAATGTTTTTAGCTTTAATTATCAATCCAGCAAACCATACAAAACTTTAACAGAAGCTCAAACAATTAGAGTTTATGATCAAATACCTGTCAGGGCTCTAGCTCAAGAAAGCGCAGGTAATAGAATTATTTATGGTAATTTTTATAACAAATACAGTCCACCAACAAATGGAATAACGTATGAAGTTGGTGTAGGAAGAAAAAGAACAACACCTAATGTTAATAATTGGATAGAATATCCTAACAGTTCTTTAAAACAAAATAGAAACTATCAAGTTGGTATCATTTTAGCTGATAAATGGGGAAGGCAAAGTTCTGTTATTCTTTCAAATGCTATTGCCGGCACAAGAGTATTAAATAATATTAAATTTGGTGCTTCAACTGTTTACGCTCCTTATAACGATGCTAATGAATCTTCCGTTTCTCCAATAAAAGATTGGTTTGGAGACGCTTTAAATGTTTTTTTTCCAGATGCAATTGCAACTGGAGATTCATCCGGTACATATATTAGTGCACCTACAAGACTTCCTAATGTAACACCTTGGGAAATAGGAAGTGATCCAGGTCTTTACGCACAATCTAAAGGTGGTAACACAGGTTTTGATATTTCTGGCACTACACCAATAATAAATACTCCAACAACTATACCTGTTTTAAATGTTCCTGGTTTTAAATACGAGTTTACCCCAACATCTATTGGTGGTACTGTAATTGCAAACTGGGGTACTAGGGGAGGTGTAAGTAGCACTTGTCAAACCACTTGTTCTATTGACATGGCAGCAACATTAGCAATTACTAATGGAGGAACAGGTTATACGGTTGGCGATAATTTAGCAACAACTACTCTCACTGGAACAGGATCCAATATGAAAATTAACATATTAAGTGTCGGTTTTGGTGGTGTAATTACAAGCGCTGTAGTTGGTGGGTTTAGTGGTTCTGGAGGAGTTAACTATTTTGAAAATGACACAATCCAACCTATTCAAGGCACAAACACCACTAGCACAATCACTATAACAGCTAATACCGGTACTTTAGCTAATATTCAAGTTGGCGATGTGATAACAACTAGTATAGCGGCTAATTCACATTTAAATGGGGCAGTGGTAACAGCAATATTAGGATCTAATAGCGCGGGTGGATTATCTCCATTTGCGGCTTGGGCTGTTCAAATAAATAAACCTACTGCTCCAGGTTATGCAGGACCACAAGGAGGTAGCACAACTACTTATCCATTAACTTTTAGTAGAGGAGGCTCTGTGCCAGTTGGTATACCTATAGTTGGTGATTATTTAAGAGGAGAATATGTTGATTACGTTGAAATCGAAAAAATTACAATAACTGGTTCTGCATATACCGTGTATACAAAAGATGAAATTAACAAAAGTCTTTATTCATTGTCGGTACCTGCGGTAGCTCCTGATATAAAATTTGCTTACAGCTTAAATCAAGCTGGGTGGTATTCTTATAAAATTGTTGTAAAACAACAAGAACAAGATTACTACAACGCATTTATTCCTGGTATTTTAAATGGTTATCCAAAACAAAAAAGCGGTGCAACTCCTTTTCCATTAGACGAAATAAATGAAACAGCAAATATAGTTTTACTAAATGATAACATAAACAAAATACCTAGAGATTTAGGTGAGGTTGGACCAGATCAAAAACAATTTTCAAGTTCTGTTCAATTATTTGGTAGAGTAGAGAATACAGCAACATCTAATGTTCAATTTTTTCCAGGAAACTTATCGGATACTGTTGTGAATATAGAAACAGCTAATGATTCAGGTATGGAAGGGGAAGAAGATCTTGATGCTATAGGTATTGGAAATTTATACCAATTAAACACAAATCCTTTAATAGGTAGAGTATCTACTTCTAAAAAAATTGGTGTATCTACAAACACAATGGTTCCACATTTAGCTATATACGAAACAGAACCTGTAGAATCTATTTTAGATATATACTGGGAATCCACAACAACAGGTTTAATATCTGATTTAAATGCAGATATATTAAGTGGTTTTACCGGCGCCGCTGGATTTAGTGATTTTAATTTTTTACTTACGGAAGCAACTCCACTTGATACTCTTCTGTGTAGCAATGATTTTAAACCTGTAGACACTGCTGGCGTTGAAGTTGATAAAATAATTAATACTTTTACTGTTAGAGATGGGAATGAAGCTGATGTTACAACTCAATTTGAATTAGTTAGACCAGACGGAGCTAGTTACGTAACTGATGGTGTTATAGGTGGAACATATACAGGACCTTGGAATATACGGCCAAGCGCGAGTAATTCATTTACTTTTGACTACAATAGATCAATAAATAATTTTACGCCCACCGAATATTTTGAATTTAATTTTAATTTTGAAGGAACAGTACAAAGTTTTAAAGGAGATCTTGGTAATATTGCTCCAACAATTAGTCCTTCGCAATTGCAAGATTTACAGGTTGGCCAAGGAGATGCAGGAGAATTAAGAAACATGATGACAAATGCTGAAAATGGTAGCATAGCTGCTTCGTCTAAACAAAATTCTTTAGCTTTTAACATAGACTCACAAAAAGATGGAAATGGTACAATACTTAATCCACCATATTTTAGCTTAACCCCACAAGGATCTTTAACTATGGATGCAGCTATTACGGTTCCAGGCAGCTATGATTTAGTTATAAAACTAAAAGATGCTGTGTTAATAAACGCTGATAACACTGTTATAGAAGGAACTAAATTTGAATCTGTTCAAGGAACGTTAACTGTTATAGTTGGAAACGCCCCTTTAACACCAGGTTGTATATCACCTTGTGTAGATCCATCTAATCCTGGTTTTTTCCCTATAAACACTGTTCAAGCTGTTTCCCCAAATATAAAATATAACGCTTGTTGGTATATTTCCGATGAAACACTAACTAACAGTGATTTTGCTGGTACTGGTTTAACAGACACGGCCGATGCAAGTGGAACAGTAAATACTGTTTTAGGAGTTGGTGGAGCAGGAGCAAATAATGCTCCTACGCATTTAGGACAACGTCCAAACGCTTTTTCTGATCAAAAAATTGGAACAATTGTATTTAACATATCTTTGTCTCAGACAAAAACTCAAGCTGGAGGTGTTGGAAGCTTTATAAATTCAGCTGTTGATAGCTTTAATGTTTATTCTAGAGAAGCTGTAGACCCAGGGTCAACGCCAAACCAATGGTTACCAGCGGTAGATTTAAATGGTTATGAATTTGAAAATTCAACAGCTGCTTCAACATTACAATTAGGCATGTCTACAAGTAATAGCGTTTTAAATACTTTCAAATACCAACAATATATATTTGCTTTTCCAACACCTGTTACCGGTGGATTCAATGTAGCTACAGAATATGCTATTGTAATGATTGGTTTAGATGTTAATAATCCCGACTATGTGCCGGCTACAGCTGAAATGCCTTTTGTTTCTGTTAATAGTCAAGATTTGTATAACGACGTTTGTGTTTTAGTTCCTAAAAGTGGTACTAATGCGGCTATTAATTATGGAACATTAGCTAATACAACACCTAAAAGCTATAGATATGCGGTTGGAGCTCCTAGTAGTGATCTTAATCTTACCCCTGGAGGTGGAAGCAGTGGTGGAAGCAATGCTACTAATTTTGCAGGAACTGCTTACGGAGAATATGTAACAAGATTTCAAAACTCTTTTACTTTACAAAACCCTGCTGATTGGACTACCGTAGGTCCTGGTGGAAATGCTTACAGTACTAGTTTACCTTGCTATCCTTGGAACGTAACAGATGTTGTTACGTCAACAACCCCAGCGTTTACAGTGGTAGGTGAATATGATGATTATAATTTTACAGCAAAAATGTTACCAAATCCGGCGCGGGTTGGTGCTGCTACTGAAAACGGTGTACCTTTTGCAACCGCACCGTTTGTTTATAATTATGGGAACTCTGGTCAAACAACAGGGGTTCAAAAACCTTTATTAAGAAAATCAGGTGGAGCAAGCGGATAGTAATAATGCAAAAAAATAAGTGATAATAAATTATGGCGGCAACACTTGAATTAAAATTTTATAATACCTTTTGGCTAAAGAGAATAAAAAGTATACAACCAATACGTAGTACGGTATCAAGTGGAGAAACCTCTGATGTTGTTCCGCAAGGTGCTACAACATTTGGATTAAGATTACCTAATGCTAATATTCAGTATGGGGTTACGGGATCGGGTAATGGGGATGCTGTTTTAGTTGATGGTGTAATAATTGGTAATATTAATGGACCTGTAACTGTAGCAGGGGTAGAATCTACACAAATATTTAACATAGCTCCTCTAATTTCTACAGAGTTAAATGTTGGTACAGTGTTAACTTTTCAAGCAGAAGCTTCTGCAGCTAGCACAAGCACAGCATTAACAATAAATCCAAACAAAAAAGTTGGAACTGGACAAACCGTAACTAATCTTACTAATCCGTTTAGTTCAGTTGTTAAAACTATTAATTATACTTTTAATGTTAATGGAACAACTCAAGTCTTTATAGATTCTTCACAAAACGTTGCACTTGATGATATATTAAACTTTACTAATATAAATGATTTTACTTATATTCCTTCGGGTTACGCTGGAAGCACAGTAAACGATTGGTATATTGAAGAATCAAGAATAAGAGGTGGTTTTAACAACACAACGGTAGATTTAGGTGTAAGAGCTTTTATTGTAGAAGATAATCCACAGCAGCAACATAGATTAAGTTCTATGATATATTCTGGAATTTACAATTCTAGAACCGGCATAAACAATAGTAATCAATTTTCTATAGGTGAAGACATAGTTAAAACTGTTGATCCTATAAACGCTTCTATACAAAAATTATACGCAGAAGATAATAATTTAATTATATTTCAAGAAGAAAAAGTAAGTAGAGCATTAATAGACAAAGATGCTATATATTCAGCAGAAGGGGTTCCTTTAAGTACGGCTAGTAACGTTGTAATAGGTCAGATAATTCCTTATGCTGGGCTTTATGGAATTTCTAAAGATCCAAAAAGTTTTGCTGTATATGGTTATAGAAAGTATTTTACAGACAGAAAAAGAAACTGCGTGTTAAGGTTATCAAGAGATGGTATAACAGAAATATCTTCATATGGTATGCATGATTTTTTTAGAGATGAACTATCTGGTATTAGTAACGTAACAAACCTTTCTCAACCTGTAAATAAAATTGTTGGCGCTTGGGACATGCATACTAAAAATTACATATTGTCTATTCAAAAAACTGATGGTAACTACAGAACTATTGCTTTTGACGAAACTGTTCTAGGATGGACAAGTTTTTTAAGTTTTAAACCTGGTGATATGTTAAGTTCTGGAGCAAATTTTTTCTCCATACAACCATTAGGATCATCTATATGGCAACATCATAAGCTAAATCCAAACAACGCTAATAAATATTCTAATTTTTACAATACTACATATGATTCTAAAGTTACTTTAGTTTTAAATTCTAATCCTTCTATTGTTAAAAATTTTAAAACAATCGAATATGAAGGTGGTACTGAATGGGAAATGACATCTTTTAAGGCTTCAAGAGTTTATTCAGCAATCACACCAACTACACTTAATACAGACATTGCTGCGGTTGCTTTACCGGTTTTTAAATATTTTCAACCTATTAGTTTAGAATCTTTAGAGTCTAATATATTTGTAAATAATTTTAAAAGAAAAGAAAATAAATATTTTGCTAATTTAATAAATAATACTGATGCACAAAATGGTGAAATTTTATTTGGTCAAAATGTGTCAGGAGTTAAAGGTTTCTTCGCTGAAACAACATTGACATTAAATAATAATAAATCAGGCGCTGGCGGTTATGGTAAAAAAGAATTATTTGCCGTTTCTTCAAATATTTCACAATCATCATATTAAGTATAAACAATTAAAACAATAAATTATGTCGGTAACCTTAGGAATAATAATAGGAGGATCTCAGATTGCTTCTGGTATATTAGGTTTTGGAGCTGCTAAAAACAGAAAAAGAGAAGCTGCAGATAATGCACGTAGATTAAGTGCTGAGCTAGCTAGTTTAGAAAGTAATAGACAATCTATAGTTAATCCTTACGCTGGAACAAGAGATTTAAGTTCTTTAGCTTCAGATCTTAGTGGTGAACTTTCTAATCCTTTTGCAAACTTATCAGTTGCTACTCAAGCCGCAGAAATACAATTTGAACAATCAGATATGGCATTAGCTAACACGCTAGACACTATTAGAGCTACAGGCGCAAGTGCAGGCGGTGCAACTGCTTTAGCTCAAGCCGCTTTACAAAGTAAAAAAGGTATAGCCGCGGATATAGAAAAACAAGAAGTTGCTAATGAAAAACTAAGAGCTCAAGGTGAACAACAACTTGATGCTATGAAACTTCAAGAAAAACAAAGGCAACAAAGTATTGCTTTATCAGAAGGTCAAAGACTTCAAGGTGCTGACGCTGCAGGAAAACAATTTATGTTTAACGCCAAAGAAGGTAGACAAATGCAACAATTAAATAGGGTTGCAGCGCAATTAAGTGGAGCACAACAACAGCAAATGCAAGCTTCAAGCGATCAAATGGGTGCTATAACAGGTGCTATTGGAGGTTTAACATCTATGGCTGGTAGCTTTATGGCTGGTGGTGGAGTGCTTGGAAAAGGAAATAAAGATTTTAAAAATAGCATGGTATCTAATACCCCATGGGTAGAGCGATGATTACAATAAAAACATATACAAAGCTTATTTAAACAACACGAATTAATTATGGGAGCATACGAAAGTCCAACACCAATAGTCGATAGATCATCAGGTCAAAATTTAGCCGCTTTACAAGGAACGATTGCTAAAAGCTTTGCAATGAGTATGCAAGGTTATCAAGCACGACAAAAAGAAATAAGATTTAAAAAAGAAAAAGAAGATTTAAGAGTTGATAAATTAATAAAAAAAGGAGCAGACGATGTTACTTTAATGCAAAGATCTGTTGCTAGAACAGCTGCTAATCAAAATAATAAAATTAGAGAAGTTGATTGGGCTAAATTTTATGAAGGTGATATAAGAGAATATGAACAATTAGTTGAAGGTCTTGCATTGGGGACAAGTAAAAATCCTGGAGCAGATAAAAGACGAATGAACGAAATATTTGGTCAAGTAACAAACTTAACTGATTCTTTAGGTTACATATCTGCAACAACAACTATTATAAATAAAAGCTTAAATGGTAATACGGCAAACAAACCAGGTGGTATTTATACTGGTGAACAAGCAAATACAATAGAGGCTTTTAGTATTTTTGATGGTCAAATGCCTGGCTCTAGACAACCTAGAAAACAAGATGGACAATTAGTTTGGGATATTTTTGATGGAGAAGGAAAACTAGTAGAAACTATTGATACCGCTTTGTTACAAAGACTTAGTGATCAAGATCAATCTGTTGTAACAACAATATCAGATCCAAATGGTAATGGTGAATGGAATAAACAAGTAATAAATAATGGTGGTAATTTTTTTCAAATAACAGGCACTAAGGATGATGGTACCCCTGAGTACTCTACAAAGGTTAATAGCGCTGGACTAAATCCTGAGTATTTAACACCAACAAAACTAGCGTATACTAGAAAAAGTGATGGATCCACCACGTCAGTACAAATGTTTGAATCAAATTACGATAAAATGATGCAAAATACAAAGTTTGCGGTAAATTCTGAAGCAACTGTAGAAGGCATGTTTGTTACTAATAAAAATCGTAAAAGTGCTTTAGGTTATGCAAACACTCAAATGCAAAACATAGAATTAACTGAAGAGAATTTTATAAACAACCCATTGTTTAAAGGTAAATATACTAAAGAAAATTTAAAAGAAGGGGATCCAATAGGTGGTGAAGTTTTTGCTATGATAAATGATTCTGATAACAGCGGTGATTATATGTTTGATTTAGAAAGCAATTTAACTGATGAACAAAAAGATATATTTAATATAATGTATCAAAAACATTGGTTAAAAAATAACGTACAAGCTGATAACATTGCATCTAGCACTTTAAATAGCGTAACTGAAACTCAATATAATTTAAATACCTTTAAAGATACTTTAGAAAAAACTTACGCTAAAGATCCTAAATATAGAATTGAAAAAGGTAAAGGAAGAATTGATGCTGGCCTAGTGTTAACAGACATGTTAAATAATGATCAAGTAAATAATGAAGCTTTAAAAGACTTTATAGTTGTTACTCAAGATGTTATTGATGATCAAACAGATGCATTCGAAGCAGATTATTTAGCTGATCTTGCTGAAACTAAAGATGTACGACTTGGACCTACTGGTCAACCTATATTAGACAAAGGAGACGATAATGGTCCTCAAAGAAAAGAGATGGAAAAACAAAAAGAAAAATATGTTAAAGATCTTACGAAAGCTATAAACGAAGGTAGTATTTATGACACAAAAACTGATTCAGTTTTAACTTATGATATGATGAATGCTAAAATTCAAAAATTTCAAAAAGAAGTTTTAAATGATAGAACAGATCCGAGCGTAACACCACCAATAACTTCAACCCAACCCTCAGTGGTTGAAACTTCAGTGGTTGAAACTCCAGTGGTTAAAAATTCAGATGTAATAACATCTCCTAATAATACAAATGATGGGTATGGAGATACTCCATGGAGTGATAGGAAACTTAATCCAAAAGAAAAAAGAGAAATACAATTAGAATTAAATCCAAAATGGCAAAAATTTAGAAAACAAAATAAAAAGAAAAACACTTTTGTTGAGTTTGAAAAATGGTTTGACTCAGGTAGACCGAAAACTTTAGGAACTAATGATAGAGGAGAAGAATTTGATATATCTTAATTAAATAATATGGATAAAGAACAAATTGAAGAATTACAAAATCTCATTGATAAATTAACCGAAGAAGGGTTATCAAAAGAAGAAATTCAAGCTCAAATTGATATTAAAAAAGCAGAGTTTAAAGCTTTAAAACAAGTTGAAGAACAAGATGCTGTTGAGCCAGGAAAGACAACGCCTGTAGTAGAGGATGCGACTGCAGGAGAAGACATAGCGTCCGATACGGAGTTACCTTCGGAAGTTATTTCTTCGGATTTATCAGAAGAAAAAATTGAAGTTTTAAATCCTATAGATAACGGAATTAAAAAAGCGGAAGAAATTGGTTTAATAACAGATGATTTTAATCCATTAGAAGTAGTAGAAGAACAAGAAGAACAAACAGAAGAAAATGCATTAAGTTTTACTGATAATTTAAAATTAGGTTTTGAAGCTCTTAAAGCTGTTAACTCTGCAGAAACAGTTGGAGCTCTTGTTAATGATGTTTTTGCTATAGATAAAGTAGCAAGATTATCCGATGTTTTAGTAGGAACTTATGAATCTATAGATATAGATTTAAGAAAAGGTTTTTATGATACAGTAAGTGGAGCTTATCTTGATTTATATCAACCTGACTTAACTCCTAACGAAAGAATTTCATATCAAAATTTATTTGTTGAGATCGCAAACGAAACCCCTGGAATTTCAGGAAAAGGAAAAAAAGCGTTTTTAGAAAGAGAAAAAAGTTATGATGAGTTTCAAGAAGCTACTGAAAGCTTTAAAACAACTGGAGGAGATTATGACAACACTATTGGTGAAAACTTGTATGCTCTTAATTTTGGAGTAGCCGCTGATCAAACTGTTCAAGGTGTAGTTGAGGCAGCTCCGTCTGTTGCTATGGCATTTATGGGGCCAGCAGGTATGGTTTTATTAGGCGCAAGCGCTACGGGTAGTGCTTATGAAAAATTAAGCGAAGCTAGTCCTCAAGACAGAGGTTGGAGCATGTATGGGACTGCATTAGTTCAAGGTGGTGTAGAGCTAGCAAGTGAAACTGTTACAAGAGGTTTAGCTAAAGGATTAATAAAAAGTTTTAAAGAACCAACAGAAGAAGCTGCAAAAGGATTAATGAGAGTTATTGCTGGAGGTGCTTTTTGGGAAGGAACTTCTGAAGTAGCTGCTCAAGAATTTAATGGAATAATAGATTACGCTTTTACCGAAGGAAAAATAAATAATTTTTACAATAAAGATGGTGAATTTGACTATAACGGTGTAGCAAAAAGAGTTTTTGATACATTTTTAATCAGTTCTCTAATTGGTGGTGGTATGTCTGCAGGTACCGCTATAAACAATAAAAACAGAAGACTACGTGATGAAAGATTAACACCATTAGCAATGACAGCACAAAATATAAAAGATGGTGCTAGATTAAATAAACTTGTTGTAGCTAATAGAACAATGGCTAGTCCAGCCGTTGCTCAAGAAATTAAGAAATTAAAAAATAAAATTGAGAATAATAAAAGATTGGCAGGTGCTATAATACAAGACATGTCTAAGGAAGATCAAATAGCTACCGCAAAAAATGTTAAACAAATAGGTGATGCAAATCTTTCATTAAAAAATGATCAAACGTTAACGCAATCGCAAAAAGATATTCAAAACGAACTAATTACAGAAAAAACAAATGAAAACGCTAGAATATTTGAAAACAGTCAAAAGACTTGGGAAAATACACAAAAAGAAAAATTAGCTAAAAACATAGTTAAACAAGTAGAATCTATAGCTAAAGTTGATAATTTAGATGGTAGAGTATTAAAAGATGAAAAAGCTATTGATACCGAATACAGAGAAAGACTTGAACAATTGCAAAGTGAAGGGGTTACTTTTGCAGATGGCAAAACAATAGATCAAAGAGTTGATGATTTAAAAAGGAAAAAAGGTGAAAACTTACAGTATTATAAAAAAGATGGTACCCTAGTTCAAGAGTTTTTTGTTAATCAAGAAAAAACTCTACAACAATGGGATGGTACAACTGGTAGTCATGAAATTTTACACGGTGTTTTAGGTAGAGCTATAGGTACAAACCCAGGTGATTTTAAAACAGGTTATAACGCTTTAAGAACTTATTTAAATAAAAACAACTCTAAGCTTGTTAAACAAATAGATACTGAGCTAGGATTAAAAGGATATAGCACAGCGGCACAATATGAAGAGTTTTTTAACGCAGTAAGCGATAAAATGGTTAATGGTCAAGTGTCTTATAATAAAAACTTAGGAGATACTTTATTACAATTTTTTAACAAAATAATGAAACCTTTTACAGGTGACAATACTTTTACTGACGGTAGACAAGCATTTAATTTTTTGCAGGATTTTAGCAAAGGTCAAACTAAAGGTAATTTATCTAGAGCTGCTGAAGGATATTTAAAAAATAAAGCTATTGGTGAAGGAGCAAGAACCGTAGACTCTAAAGTTTTAATACAGGCTGGTTTTGATCCTGTAGCTAATAAAGCAAAAATTGATGGTTTATTTCAAAAAAATCTTGAGGCATTTAATAAAGGTGGTGAATCTAAAGGTAAAGTAGCACGTGAAATTGCTAAAAATTATGAACCTTTGATGAAGTTTTATGCTACACGGTCTCAACCTAAAACAGGTAAAGCTGCGTTTTCTACATTAGATGGTTTTGATATGGATACTTATTTAGACTTTGCCCAAACAGAGTTAGAAATTCATATAATGAATTTTGAACCAACACAAAACGATTCAATGGATGGTTGGATAATGGCTCAAGCTTATAATAAATCTTTAAACGCTCTTAATGATTTAGGTATTGATATACAAATAGATCAGTCTTTGTTAGACGAAGCTAATTCTATACTTTCTACAGACCTAGAAGGTGATGTTTTAGTTGATGAAAAACCTCAAGAGCCTAAAAGAAAAAGAAGAAATTTAATTAAAGATATATTAAACGGAAAAGATTTAGAACCTTTAGTTAAATCTACTATAGAGCAATCGTTTAAAGATAATATAAATTTAATTGGTACAAATGAGTTTAGGCCAAAAATGCTAGAAAGTTTTAATAAAAAGCTTGGTCCTGAATTAAAAAAGCTTTTAAACACAACGCCTAAGTTTGAAGATTTTATTAGAACAAATTTTGATTATATATACACTGCTCTACCTCAATCTATTATAAACAAACGTTATAAAGAGTTTGCAGAACAAAAACTAAATGAAGATGGTACACCTTATAGGCAAACTGTAGATGAAGTAAGAGGTTATAACAACATGGTTAAAAATGGTTTTATTGAAGGCAAACTTATTGCTGATGATAAATCTGGACCGCCTAAATTTATTAAAAAGAAAATAAGTAAAAGAGAATTTGCTGAATATTTCGTAGGTCAAGCAATTGCACCAAGTAAAAGAGGTACTAGAAAAACTTCATTATTAGGTAGTGTGGCTGAAACGCTTGCAGATGATTTAACTTTTAAAACTTTAAATGATCCTGCTTTAATATATAAGTATCAAGAAGGTAGACAAGAATCTGTAGATAACATTATTGATAAAGTTAAAAAAGATTTTGGAAAAAATGTAGAACAAGAGGCTGTGTCAAAGTCTTCGCTACCTCTTCAAGCTCAAGTAAATGAATTAAATAATTTTGGTATACACGTAAGGAGTGAGGCTTATAGTGGTCAAAATATAAATGCAATTATTGATGATTATATAAAGGGAAAACCTAAGGATGAAAAAGATTTTTTAGGTCCAGCTATAAAAGTTACAAAACAAAACTGGAAGACATCTGGTTTAGATATTACACCGAAAGAATTAAGAGCAGAGAAAAATATTTCTCAAGCAACTTCTCCTGGTGTAAAAGTTGATTTTGATTCATATAAAAACATGAATCAGTTTGCAAAAGAACAAGATATTGAGATGCTAGATTTAATGACTCTTGAAGGTGAAAGTCAGTTTTTAGGATTTGCACAAGATTTTACTAATACTTTAGATCCTAGATTTGTTGAATTATCTATGTTTGGTAGCACTTTTGGTGGTGGAGTGGTTCCAATGTATAGTTCTGGAACACGAAAAAATAGCGCTGGTAAACAAGTACCACAAGCTATATCTACTAAAAAAGGTAGCGATTTTAGAAAGAATAACTTTGTTTTAAATAATAAAATAACTGATTTTAATGGAATTGAAGTGAAAGAAGATGGAACTATTGAAGTCATTTTTAATCCAAAACAAGCGGTTTCTTTGTCACCAGCTTATGCTAGTACTGAAAAATTAATAAAAGAAGCTAATGATCCGAAGACTGCAAAAGCACAAAAAGAACTAGCAGATAAAATTACAAGTAAATATATTACAAAAGCCAGAAAAAAAGCAATACAAGGCACAAGAGATTATTTTTATAATAAACTAAATGATTATTACGCAAATGCTCCAAACAAGACATTAGCTCTTCAGAATATTTCTAAACTACTTCAATTACAAAGTAGTTTAACAGCTGGAATACCTAGACAAGGTGCTGTGGTTACGACTGTTTCCATGCAACCTGGTTATAATAAAGCTGTTAAGGGTGTTTTAGATCTTTTTCAAAGAGAGCATAATATACAAAGTTTAAATTTTAATATAAACATTCTTAAAAGTATTGAATCTGGTAAATTTAAAACTCTTTATCCGCTATACTCTTCAAGATATACACAAACAATATTAGATACTGATATTCAATTAGCTGCAGATCAAGGAATTATAACTAAAGGTTTAGCTGCAAAAGGACTTAATTTTGATATTGAAACAGCAGGAAAAACTAGTATTCCAGAACTGTTTGAGATTGGTATGGTTTCAGAAGCTATGTTTTTACTAGCTGGAGTTCCCGCATCATCAATATTAGATTTAGAAACTGGTTTAACTCTTGATAAAGTTATTCATAATAGAATAGCTAGTAAAAAAGCTTTAGAAGCTTTAGATGTTTTTACTATAAAGCTAAAACAAGATTTATTTGATCAATCAAGGAAGGCTGCAGAAAATGTTTTTGATGCTAAAAACAAATCTAAAATATTTAGTAATCCAGACAATGTTCAAACTTTTAATGAAATTATAACTAAATCTTCTAAAGGCGAAGACATTCAATCAGAGATGGGTTGGCTATCTGCTAAGATAAATAACAATAAAAACTTTGTAGATTTAAGAAAATACAATGAAGCTTTAATAAAAGATTCTAAACAAGATGTAAACCCTAAAGATACTACTAAACAAATGCTTGATCAAATGGCTGATTTAGATAATCAAGCTATGGAGGCAAGAGTTAAAGATAGTAAAGGAGAAAAATTAGATCAAGACTTTAATGATATACTAGAAAATGCAACAGGTATAAGATCAGAAAAAAGATATGGTAGATCTAAAGGAGAGATTGCTGGAAAAGGTAAAGGTAAGTTTGATTTATTAGGTATACCACCATCAGCTCAGGACTTTGTAGGTTTAACTAGATATTTTGCTGGAAAAGGTAAAAAAGGAGATGCTACTATAGCTTGGATTAAAGAAAACTTTTTAGATCCTTTTGCTAGAGCTAATGTAGAAATATCCGATGCTAGTGTTTCCTTAGCTAATGATTTTAAGGGATTAAAAAAGGTTTTAAGTATTTCTAAAAAAGATTTAAATAAAAAAATACCCGGAGAACCATACACTGTAGCTCAAGCTGTGAGAGCTTATACTTGGACTAAACAAGGCATGCAAGTTCCTGGTTTATCAAAAGCTGATTTAAAAGAATTAAACCTATACGTAGAAAGCGACTCTAATTTAATTAATTTTTCAGAGCAATTAATCAATATTAATAAAGAAAATGGTTATCCTAAACCAGATGACAGTTGGTTGGCTGGTACTATTCAAACAGACTTACTGTCTAGTTTAAACACTACTGTTAGAGCTAAATACTTAAAACAATGGCAAGAAAACGTAGATACTGTTTTTAATGAAACAAATCTAAACAAGTTAGAAGCTTCTTATGGTAAAGGTTATAGAAGTGCTTTAGAAAACATACTAGGTAGAATGAAATCTGGTAGCAACAGAACATTTCCAGGCGACAGTTTAACTGGTAGATTTACTGATTGGATTAATGGAGCGGTAGGTTCTATTATGTTTTTTAACGATAAGTCAGCTGTTTTACAAACTATATCATCTTTTAATTTTGTTAATTTTACAGATAATAATCCATTAAAAGCTGCAACTGCTTTTGCTAATCAACCACAATATTGGAGTGATGTTGTTAAATTAATTAATTCTAATTATTTAATTCAAAGACGTAATGGTTTAAAAATAAATGTAAGTGAAGCTGATATTGCTGAAATAGCTGCTGAGTCTAAAAACAAAGCTAAAGCTTTTATTAATAAAGTTTTAAAATTAGGATTTTTACCTACGCAAATAGCAGATAGTTTTGCTATAGCATCTGGTGGAGCTACATTTTATAGAAATAGACTTAAATCTTATTTAAAAGAAGGCATGTCTCAGAAAGATGCTGAAGCTCAAGCGTTTCAAGATTTTAGAGAAACAGCCGAAGAGTCACAACAGTCAAGTAGACCTGATAGAATTAGTGCTCAACAAGCTGGTCCTTTAGGACGTATTATATTAGCTTTTGCCAACACTCCAGCTCAATATGCTCGATTAATGCAAAAAGCTGCTAGTGACATTAAGAATCGCCGAGGAGATGATAAAACTAATATTTCTAAAATATTATACTATGGTATGATTCAAAATGTTGTGTTTAATGCTTTACAGCAAGCTTTGTTTGCATTAGCGTTTGATGATGAAGAAGAAGGAGAAGATTTAGCCAGAGAAAATTTAAAAGAAAAAAAGAATATTGCTATTGTCAATGGTATGGCAGATTCTTTACTTAGAGGAATTGGATTTCATGGAGCTGCTATATCAGCATTAAAAAATGCAATAATGAAACTAGCTTCAGGTGGTAAAGCTCAAGATGCGGCTATTGAATTATTAGATATTTCGCCTCCTGTATCTTCTAAAATAGGTAAACTAAGATCTGCAGGTAGAACATGGGATTGGAATAAAAAAGAAATAATTGAAAAAGGTTGGTCATTAGATAATCCAGCTTGGCTTGCAAGTGGTCAAGTTGTAAGCGCAACTACTAATTTTCCTTTAGATAGAGCTATAAAAAAACTACAAAATTTAAAAGAAGCTTCTAATTCAGACAATGAAGAGTGGCAAAGAGTTGCAACTGTTTTAGGTTGGGCCAAATGGGAATTAGATTGGATTTCTGAAGAAAAAATACAAAAAGAAAGAAAGAAAATATTTGGTTCAAAAAGATCTAAACGGAAATCAAGGTCCAATAGTAAGCTTAATTTTAACAAATTAAAGTTTAACAAATTAAAATTTAAAAAACTAAAGTTATAAATATGGAATCACCTTTATTAAAAAAAATGAGAAAAAAACCTACTTGCTGGAAAGGATATGTAGCAAAGGGTAAGAAAAAATCACCTAGTGGAAAAAAAGATAAAAACGGAAAAGTTAAAATGGTTAATAACTGTGTTAAAATTAAAAAGAAATGAAAGATAAACTAAAAAAAATTAGTAAAGAATTAAAAGGAGCATCAGCAATGCATAAAAAACAATCTGGCATTATAGATAAAATGCTTAAATCTTTAAGAAAATAACATGAAAAAACTATTTCTACCATTTATTTTATTAATAATAATAATGTTATTATTTGTTTACAGTTGCGGAACATATGTAAAGCAACCTGTTGCTAGTCATGTAGTTGCTGTAACAATGGAAGGAGATACAATACTTGTTGCTATTGATAGAATTAGACCTACTATATATAATAATTATTATCCTGTTTATAGTAATTATAAACCTTATTATAGTAATCAATATTATGGTTATAATAATTATAAATTTAGATATTCTAGTAATAGAGGATCAAGAGGAAGTGGTGGAAATAAAACCGGTGGAGATGTTAAAAGAAATCCGCCGCCTATTAAAACAGTTCCTGTTGTAAGAAGAACAAATTCAAATAGATTAATGAAGGGTAAAAAATAAATTATGAAAAAGGAAATAGGTGTAGACATTGATGGGGATGGTAAACCAGATTTAAGTTTAGATTTAAAAACCGTTATTTTAATTATTGGTGGTTTAATAAGTATAACAATGACTTATTCTACTTTAACTAAACAAATTGCAATTAACGCATCGGAAATAGAAGTAGCTAAACAACTACCTCCCATGCAGTCTCATGATCTTATAGATCAGAAGATTACATTTCTTGAAGAGCACATTAAAGAACAAAATATTCGTTTAGATAAAATAGAAGATAAAGTATATAGAAGATAAGGGTCAAAAAAAATGGGCACCATACCCAAAGATCCTGTAACCAAGAAGGGGAAGTCGCAAGACCTCCCCTTTTTTTGTTATCCGTCACAACTAAGACAGCTTTCATCCATTGCTTGTTCAGCAATATCTCCACGTAACACTGACTCAGTCCGAGTATAGTATAAGGTTTTAATACCTTTTTTCCAGGCTTCAAAATGTACTTTATTTATCCACTTAGGTGTGGCAACACTAGGAAAAGCTAAGTTTAAACTTACACTTTGATCTATATACTGTTGCCTTATACCTGCTTGATTAATTAATTCTAATTGATTAATCTCTTTAAATGTTTTAAATATTTCTTTTTCATCTTCAGTTAAACAATTTATATCCTGTACCGATCCTCCGTCTTGTAATATTTTATTCCACGTGTCATTATTATTTGAATTATATTTTGCTAAAACATTTTCTAATGTTGGGTTTTTTCTGATAAAAGTACCTTTAGCACTTTGCTCAGTAAATACATTGGCAGCCCAAGGCTCAATACCAGGAGATACATTACCACTAAGCTTGCTGTTACTAACGGTAGGAGCAATAGCCCTAAGATGAGTATTACGCATGCCAGTGCCGACACACCACAAAGGTTCGCCAAACTCTTCAGCAAGGTCCATACTGGCACGTTCAGACTCGATTTTAATT